AAGCTAGATGAAGCACTAGAATATTCTAAAGATATTAAAAACGGATTACGTGATGATATTGTTAGACTAGAGCGTATTGTTGATGCAGTTGAAGATGATGTAAACAAAACAGAAGATAAAACACGTGAACTAATAACATTAGCTGACCAGCGTTTTGAAAACAAACGTGATCAGTTGTTAACAGATTACGAACAGAAAGCTGATAGTTTACGCACTAGTACTGATATAAAACTTAAAGAACTAGAACAAAGACTTAACAAAAGACTACAAAGAGCATTGGACAATCCATTAGCACAATAATATATTTAAATACAACACTCCCTAATAGGGAGTGTTTTGTATCATCATAAATATAACTATACTTAAAGAAAACCCAACAAGCACTTGACATTTGCACCTATATAATGTATTATAGCGTATACAATGACAAGATTATTTAAAGAGACAATTATATGTTAGATGTTTTTATGCTGACCTTTGGTGAACCCGAAGCAGAACATAACTTTGAAATACTAAAACAAAAAGCACCACACGCCAAACGTATTGATAATGTACAAGGATTGCTGCAAGCTCATCAAGCCGCTGCGGAAGAATCACGTACAGGTTATTTTTATGTCTGTGACGCTGATGCAGTAATACAAGAGAACTTTGCATTTAAGTTTGAGCCAAGTGATAGGCGAGAAACCTATCCGGGTGTAAAGGAAACAGAATGTGTGTTTACTTATCGTAGTCATAATCCTATTAATGACTTAATATATGGTTATGGTGGACTTAAACTATTTCCTAAAAAGAATTTACTAGCAGTAACAGAATTTAAAGTAGACATGACTACAAGCATTGGTGCAAAGTTTGTGCCTAAGTTTGAGATTGCAAATACTACTGCATTTAATACAGATCCATTTAACTCGTGGCGTAGTGGATTTAGAGAATGTACTAAGTTAGCAAGTAATATTATTGATCACAACAAACAAGTTGATGATGCATACAGATTAGAAGTATGGTGTACACGTGGCGAAAACAGACGCTATGGTGACTATGCAATACTAGGAGCTCAACAAGGGCGAGACTTTGGAACACACTACCGAGGTAACACAGAAGCATTGCGTAGAATTAATGACTGGAAATGGTTAAAGGAAACATTTAATGAAGCTCTCTGAATTTCAAAACGAATACCATTGGATGAATGGACTAAGCGAATACTTTAAGTTTAATGGACAAGAAGAACGCTGGGAACATATACATAAAGCACTTTATCACGATAACTGGTATCGTAAACGTGATGTTATGATAGACTTATGTAGTATGCCTAATAGTAATCCAGTACATGTCAAGGCATGGATGAACGTATTGTTACACGATCACCTAGATGGTGTAGAACTAAAGCCACAACTAATTGCAACTTTATTTAGAAAATATATGCTAGAAGAACCATTCCTAGTAAATATCTGTAAATTTGTACAGCACTTTAGCAGTGATGGAGAAAAGGCAGAAATGCCTGATATGAATGACTTTTTAAGTAGAGGGCAAGTTAAATCAAAGTTATGGTTAGTATCAGAACTTGCAAAGTGTGTTGAAGGAAGTTTAGGAAACATAGTATTCTACGGAGGCTGGTATAACTTTATTGCTCACATGCTTTATGATCAATTTGATATTAAAAAGATTTATAGTATGGACTTAGATAGAAATGTAGTTCTTCCTAGCGAAGCTCTTTATCAAAAAGAATGTCAAGAAGGAAGGTTCATTCCTATTACATATGATGTTAACAAAATTAAATGGAATGAAAACAGTATGGTTTATAAACACCGTAATGTTGAAACTGAAGAAAAAGTTAATATGGTTGTAAATACAAGTTGCGAACACATGGATAATACTTGGTTTGAAAATTTACCAATTGGAACATTTGTAGTACTACAAACAAATGATTATTTTGAAAATGTACAACACAGTAATTGTTGCAAAGATTTAAATGATGCAATGACAAAGTATCCTATGCAAAGTGTTATGTACCAAGGCGAACTTGACACTCAACTGTATAACAGATTTATGCTGATCGGCATTAAGTAATATGAAAGATGTTGTTTACATAGAGTTTGTTATGGATGATTTTACTGAGCACTCTGAGATAGATGCATGTTGTAAAATATCAGCAGAGCTAGGATCAAAGGGATTAATATACGGACCAGACTTTTGGTTTCACGAATCATATGAAGAAGATGAGATAATGATTCTCAAGTTTGGATTTATGGACAAGCATGAAGCTATGTTAGTTAAATTAGCAGGTGTAACACCATTACAAACAAACACATTGCATTAAATATCATGCCAGCAGTAATAAAGTTTTACACAGATGAATACAGTGAACACACAGATCAGTTTGCTACATATGATGCTATTGCAAATCTTGCCTCAGCATTGACAGAAGAAGGCTTTACTTACAGAACAGATTACTGGATAATATCATCGAGCTATAACAATGATGGTAGACAGGTACTAGCATTTGAATTTAAAGATGAACGTAGAGCGATGCTATTAAAGTTAAGAGGAATAGATAATGGATAAAGAATTATGGGATGCAATACTTGATGGGCTCACATTAAGAGAATTACAAAAAGAAGCTGCACGAGCTATAAGCACAATGCCAGCTGATAATAATAGCATATACAAATTTAACAAGGAAGCACATCATAATAGTCAGCAATGGTACAGAGCAGTTATTATTTACTACTGTGAAGAACACGGTGGATTTCCTAGTGAGATAGGACCTGGAGTAGATATAAAATTAATAATGGAGGAGTAATGTTAGTAAAGATAAATGATATAGGTGGAGAACTTATTAAAGATAACGACACTTATACACTAAAAGACAATACACTACTAAATAATTTAGTTGTTAGCTCGACAAATTTAAAACCTTATCAAAGCACAAATGGTCATACACATCCTGGACAGGAAGAAGTATACTATTTTGTAAAAGGCGCTGGAACTATGTTCCTTGATGATGTTCCTAAATTTGTCGAAGAAGGCGATGTAGTACTAGTAGAAGATGGAGTACACCACAGAGTTAGTTGCGGTCCAGAAGGACTATACTTTGTATGTGTATTTGATGGAAAGCGATCACATTAATGTACGAATATAAACAGATTAACGAAGTTCACTTGGAAGTTACACAACGTTGTAATGCAAGTTGTCCTATGTGCGACCGTAATGAAAATGGCGGAGCAGTTAATCAGCACATTAAAAATAATCTACAGGAATTAACACTCGATGATTGCATTGATATGTTTCCTGCAGATTTTATAACACAACTAAAAACAATGTACATGTGTGGTAACTTAGGTGATCCAATTAGTGCTAGAGATACATTAGAAATATTCCAATGGTTCCGTGACTGTAATCCAGATATGTGGTTAAGCATGAACACTAACGCAGGTGCAAGAGATCCACAATGGTGGGCCGAAGTTGCTAAAGTAATTGGCCGCAATGGTTGTGTTATCTTTAGTGTAGACGGACTAGAAGAAACTAATCACTTATACAGACAAGGCGTGCAATGGGATAAAGTAGAGCGTAACATGAAAGCATTTATTGCCGCAGGTGGTAGAGCTAGATGGGACTACTTAATCTTTGAACATAGTGAGTGTGATGTAGAACGTGCAGAACAACTAGCCAAAGAATGGGGTGTTGAACGTTTTATGAAAAAGAAAACAGGTCGCTTCATTAATGCAAACAGTGACAAAAAAGAAACACACCAAGCAAAGAATCGCAAAGGTGCCGACATGCAACAACTTGCTAAACCTAAAAAAGCAGAGCACCAAAACCTAGCATTATTAAAACAAGAAGAAATTACAAAAACATATGGCAGTATGATGGACTATTACAATCAAGCTACAGTAAAATGCAAAGTAGCAGGTAAAGATACTAAGAGTATTTTTATTACCGCAGAAGGATTAGTTATGCCTTGTTGTTGGACTGCTGGTCGTATGTACAAATGGTGGCACAGTGATCCTAAGGTAGAACAAATATGGGACTTCATAGATGCAGCCGGTGGCAAGGATGGAATTAGTGCTAAAGTAAATGGCATTGAAGGTGTGTTTGCTAGTGGCATTATGAAAGACATACAACGTAGTTGGGCATTCAACAGTATTAAAGAAGGCAAGCTAGGTGTATGTGCTCAGAAGTGTGGGACAGAGTTCGATCCTTATGCAGAACAGTTCAAATAAGTATATGAAAACATTATTAACATTGGGATGTAGTTTAGCACCACCAGATAATTATTGGCCATCGCATGTAGGAAAACTTTTTGATAAACACGACTACTATGACTTTGGCGGTGGCGGCAATCAAATGTTATTAGATTGTATAGATGAATATCTTCTCACACATTCAGCAGATAACTTAACGATATTATATCAAATGACCGGAATGACTAGAGCAGGTGGACTTTATAATTTAAAAGAATATCCGCAAGACTTAACACAACACGTAAAAGGGATACATGAACCAGAAGGTAGTTGGGACGATTGGAATGGTGTATTTGGAAAACAACATATAATATGGACTGACAGACATCATGTTGTTAAAAATGAAATAAGAAATCCTACAACAATGATAACCAGAGTAGTGAGCAAGTTATGTTTATTAGCAAGAGCAGGCATACAGGTATACACATTCAGAGGCTGGTCGGGTATATTAGAAAATGAGACCTATTCTACAAATAAATCAGATTATAAATGGGAACAAATAAAAAACATTCTTAATCAAAATAATGTAAACTGCATAGATGAACCATATGTTGACTGGTGTGTAAAAAATGACAAAAAATTCTTCGAAGACGACTGGCATCCAAGATCAAGTGGTTCTCGAGATTACGCAGATGAATTTATTATTCCATTAATAAAAACAATAAATACAAACACATGATAGAACTTTTCCTAAATGCTATTCCAAACGTACTTGCAGCAATGATTGTAGGAACTACTGCCGGCGGCTTAGTACAAGCATGTGAAGAAGATATTCCCAAACTAACAAGACTTAAATCAAGACTAAGTGAAGTAATGATTGAAAGAGAAGTAAGCGAAGATATACAAAATGCCTTTTGGGCATCATATGATAATGCATACGCTAAAGAAAAAGATATAACACTACCATGTGAAGAAGCCTTAGTTGCACTAGGTAGTTCTAAATCAGAAGTAGAAGAAATACTTAAAGATGCTCGTAATACAGACAGTACTAAATTACAAAAAATAATAGATCAGCGACACCATTAGATGAGCGATACAAATAAAAAACCATTATGCTATGCTCCATGGATAACAACATACGATATATCGAATGGTGATATTGCTCCTTGTTGTGAATTTAAAACCAATGCAATCAGTGATCGTTCAAATGGATTTATACGACCATCTAAAAGTATGTCAATGGAAGAAAGATTTAATCATCCAACAATGGAAGAATTTAAACACAGATTAATGACAAAAGACAATCTTAATCAAGTTCCCGAATGTATAAATTGTTCCCATAATAACGATACTAATGTAAGATCATTAAGTACTGAGTTTGACGAACATATTGAAAAATTTACCAACGATAAGAATAATCCGTATGTGTTTAATGTAGATGAATTTAAAATGATCTACATGGATTACAGAGAAAGTAATGTATGTAATTTCAGTTGCAGAATGTGTGGACCTTCATTAAGTAGTACACATCTTCAATTGCAAAAACCAATATTTGGTTCTAAGGGATTAGGTGAATTTGGAGAGAAAGCAAATAAGAAGGGTATAGTAAAAAATATCCATGACGTGCAGGAATACTTAGATTGTATAGATGACGCAAGAATAGTTCAATTCTTAGGTGGCGAACCAACTCTTACAGATTCTATGTTTATTATTATCAAGGAATTACGTAAGCGTAAGATGTTTGATACTTGTATAGGTATAGTAACCAATGGTAGTTTGTTACATAGACACGAAGATGACTTATTAACATTACTTGAAGATTTTACTAATGTTAACTTTTCAATAAGTGTAGATTGTATAGGACCTCAGCATAACTACTGGAGGCACAACAACACATGGCATCAAGTTGAGAAAAATATAGATAGATTACTAGAATGGAGAGATAAAAAAAGATTGGGCCAAAGACACATTGATCTCAGAGTAGCAATTGGCTGGCAAAATTCATTTGCAGCAAGAGATGTATTCGATCGATATGATGGTGTTGTAACCCAAGTTAAATTTAATCAGATACATGATATGGGATTTAACTTAAATTGTATTAGACAAGAACATTTAGATAAACTAATTATACATTGGAAAGACTATCCACAAGTACAGTCTGTATTTAAAAGTGTTGTTCCAAAATCTTCACCAAAAGCATTTGATGATATAGCCAGTGCTAGACATATTCAGGACAGATATGATAAAATTAACAACACAACTTTAAGTGATGTATTTCCAGAGTGGGAAGAATATTATAATGAAATATCTAAATTTATGTCGATAAAGGGGTTGACAAATAGGTAAAACTTTGTTATTATGTATGTACAGTTGAAACAATGAGCATTGTGCTCGGCGTGATTGTATAGTACAAGGAACAACAAATGACACGTTTAACACGTAAATTCTCAGAAGTAGTAGAAGAAGTTCGCATCGAACTAGAAACAATGGGTGTTACACAAGAACACCTCACATCATACCGCCAGCGTGTAGATGGCAACGGATTCAAATTCCCAATAGGAACACACTTTATAGCATTAGACACATTGTATTTAGATTATGAAGTACAACGTGCTGCAATAGCCAAACATATTTTAAACATAATTAAGAACTTTGATCCACGTTTATGTGGACCAGCTTCTGCATGTAAAGTAAAAGGCGAAGAACATACAACATTATATGACGGACAGCAACGTAGTGTAGCAATGGCTTTGTTAGGATATACAGAAGTACCAGGAACTACAGTTGAAACAACAGACCCTGCATTTCCTAGTTATGCATTTGAGATGCTAAACGAAAAAGGTATTGTTAAACTAACACCAGGAGACATGCATCGAAATGCACTAACACGTTATCGTTTAGGTTCACGAGAAGAACGTAATGTGCGAGCTCGTACAATGCAAAACCAGTTTGATAACAATGGAATTGACCTGGAAGATAAAAATACTCGTAATAGTACACGCCGTGGATCAAATGATTATTTCTTTAGTCATTTCAAATATGCTTACAAAGGCATTGATATTGATAACAGTGGTAAGACACTAAACAACATTCTAAACGCAATAACAACAGTATTTCCAATGCAAGAAGAAATTGATCAAGGTGTGTATATTGGATTATATGAGATTGCACGTTTGGATCAAAACCATAACGAGCTACCAGACAACTGGATGATTGATGTACTAAAAACAGTTAAAGGTACATTTAAAAGTTCTTCATTGGTACACAGTAAATCACGTATGCAACAAGGTCATGCGTTGCCGGGTGCTAGTTGGAGTGCTCCAAGTATGATGTCAAACTTTATGCGTGAAGTATATATTATTAATGGTGGAACAATTAACTTGCCATATCACGGAGAAGGCGCAACCATGCATGTAACCAATAACCCTGCACCAGGCTTGTTTCCAATGGAGATGGCGTAATGTTAAAAGAAGCATTGCAAGATTATACACAGTCAGTTTACGTTAGAACTAAACGTAGCACACAGACTTATAATGCTACGTCTAAATATGTTATTAAAAATCTTACACGTCTTGTTGATGAGTATAGTAATACTACTAACGATGAACAGACACAAAGACTAATACGAGATGACGTAGATAAACTATTGCGTAGGTATCATCAGTATTGCATTAAAGAAAACATAGGCGCTCACTATTATGAAGTAGGACTAGAAGGCAATGGAATATTTGAACATATGATTCCGGTTGCTACTATAATTGACTTGCTCATTAAGAACAAGATAACAACACATCAAGCATGTAATATGCCTACTTGTAGATTAAGTAACCTAAGTGACCAAGCATTAAAAGATGCAGGATGGAACAGTAAGACTCCAGATGTGTATAATTTTTGGAAACGATATGAATATAGTTTGCAGAATATAGAGAATGCATTTGAAACACACGAAGGTATGCCCGTAGATACTAGTATGACTTTAGATCAACATTTTAACTTATGGGGAACTAGATGATACAAGATCTTAAACTAGAAGAACAACAACTTGCAGATGATTATCATGCATGGAATATGTTTTATAATTACGAGCTTCAGTGTTTTTATGTAAGAAAGCTATCGCAACAATGTTATCGTTTTAATATAAACTTTCCACGTAATATAAATTTTAATTCATTATATACTGACAAGTTTGTATTGACAAATAGCTCAAATCGTGCTACAATAACTAGAAACATTAAAGATACACATTGGGTAGAAGATACTTATTATCAGATTTCTAGGTATATTTACAACAATGATATTAACGATGACGAGATGATACAGTATTTAATTGATAATGGCAGAAGTAAAAGTAAACCATTTGCAATGCAATGGATAGTTGGAGCAATTGAAGCCACAACTGAAGAAGAAATTAAGAACTGTATGCAACATATTAATAATATTAAATGGACTGAGGAGAATTGGTAATGGCTAAAGATAAGATTACTAACTGGCATATTGGAATACAAGAAGATGCTGAATGGATGAGTCGTGCAGTGTTTATTCGAAAGCATGGAATTTATGCCGCTGCTTATTTTGATCAGTTTCAACGTGACATGGATCAACACGAATACGAATACTTGGAGATGGACGACGGTGCCTAAATTTACACAACGATATCTTAAACCTACATTATTTAAACCTAAGGGTTCTGTGTTTGAAGGCTTGATATGGAAACAACCTAACTCAAAAGGCACAGACACATATGATGTTACTTGTACAGACAAAGGCTTTACTTGTGACTGTCCAGGCTTTACATTCCGTGGCAAGTGCAAGCACAGTTTAGAAGTGCTAACACGAGTAGAAGTAGCACTAGACGACAAGCACCCACAATACAGATGGGAGTTTGCACAGTGACAACACACGCAATGATTGACTTAGAAACACTAGGTACTGGTCCTGACTGTGTAGTATTAACTATTGGCGGTGTTAAGTTTAATCCAAATGCACTTAGCGAACCTTGGGAAGAATTCTACTACAGATTTGATGTAGACGAGCAATTAGAAAAAGGTAGAACTACGCAAGAAAGTACACTTGAATGGTGGGGCAAGCAAGAAGCAAGTGTGCGTGAAGAAGCATTGGGTGATGGAAATCGTACACAAGTATTAGAAGTATTACAAGCATTAAACAAATGGTGTGTCAGTGCAAATACTATTTGGTGTCAAGGTCCTGCATTTGATATATGTATATTAGAAAACTTGCTTAAACAATACAATCATCACATACCTTGGCCGTTTTGGAAGATACGAGATAGCAGAACACTATTTGGCATTATGCCAGTAGACCCACGCAAATCAATTGACTTTGCAGCCCATAATGCATTAGAAGACTGTAAGGTCCAAGCATTATGTGTACAACAAACAATCCAACAATTGGGTTTAACATTAAAATAAAGGAAACGAGTATGGCAGAAATGACAGAGCAAGAAATTCTAAATGCAAAAGCAAAAGCTGATGCAGGAACAGAAGTAACAGATACAAGTGCAAGTGCCCAAGCTGAAGCTAACGCAAGTGCAGTTGCGGGCGGATCAGTTACAACAGGTAACACTACAGTAAGTGGCGGAGCAGAAGCAGAAGTACACGCAAATGCAGGCGCAAGTGCAGGTGTATCTGGCGGAAATGCAAGTGCAGAAGCAGGCGTTGAAGTTGGTGCAAGTGCAGGTGTAAACGCATCATCTGAATCAGATTTAGGTGGCGGAGTTACAAGTACAACAGAAGCAAACGCAGGTGCAGAAACATATGCAAAAGCAGGTGTTGGTGGATCAGTAGGCAAAGATGGTGCCGAAGGTCATGCTGGTGCAATTGCTGGTGCAAGTGTAGGAGCAGGTGCAAGCACAGGAGTATACGACGATAGTGGCAATGGTGCTGAAGTAGGAGCAGGTGTTAGCGTAGGTGCCCAAGTAGGTGCCAATGTTAGTGGTGGTGCAACTATGGATGACGGCGTAGCAACAGTTGGTGTAGATGGCAAAGTAGCACTATTGGCAGGTGTTGATGTTGATGCAAGTGTATCAGTTGATACTAAGCCAGCACAAGAGTTTGTAGAAGATTCAGCAAATTCAGTTGCAAATACTGTAACAAATGATGCAAACACTGTAGCAAAAGAAACAACTAAAGCTGCAAATACTGTAGCAAAAGAAACAACTAAGGCCGCAGACACTGTAGTAGATACAGGTAGTAAAGCCGTAGACACAATAACAAAGCCTTTTAAGAAAATTAAAAAGCCAAAGTGGATGAGATAATAGTGCAGTTGTATGAAAACATCAATTTTAAAGCCATAAATGGCCTTTTTACTTGACATTTTCTAAATACTATTATATAATAAAAGTTAATCAATTAGGAGAAATATGATATGAGTACCAGAGATATAGTGCAAGACATTGTTAAGCACACAGCCGGACTAGGCTTTATTACATCAGTAAAAGTCACAGGAACAGATGAATCAACTACACTTGATGCCATGGATGCAGATCGTACAGTTATTCTACAAGCAAAATTACATAACACAGTTGAAGAATTCAATGGTGAGTTTGGACTAGGCAACTTAGGTTTTCTAGCAGGTGTTACTGGATTGGGTAATTATCAAACAGATGATGCAACAGTAGAAGTTGTAGCACGAGATCGTAATGGAGTTTCAAGTCCAGATCATTTGATGTTTAAAGATGCAGATGGTAACACAGATCAGTATCGCTTTATGAGTAAAGAGATTATTGAACAAACACTACAAACTGTAAAGTTTAAAGGTGTAGAGTGGGATGTTACACTAGAACCTACTAAAGCAAAAGTAAATGAACTACAACAAGTAGCAGGCATTTACGGAGGCATTGAACCTAACTTTACTGTTAAGACAGAAGGTACAGACTTAATTGTTACTGTAGGTGCAGCTGATGGATCATTTACAGGTAAGCGTACATTCGCACAAAATGTAAATGGTGAGATTACAGAAGGTTATGCATGGCCACTAGCACAAGTATTAGCAATCCTAAAACTAGGAATGTCAGGTACATGTGTAATGCAAATTAGTAAAAAAGGTGCATTAATGATTTCAGTTGATTCTGGAATTGGCAAGTACGATTATATCCTTCCAGCACTAACAGTATAAGAGAATACATTATGGCAGACAGAAAAGATCTAACAACTAGTAATAAAGACTACAGTGTATTCTTACCGAGTATCAGTAGTTTCTATTCTAAGTTCATAGCACAAGCACAATTGCGTCCAGACTTTGTTAAGCCTGAACGTATGCCTAAAGGCTTTGAATATGGAATAGATGGCTTTGACTTTTTAAAGCCCAAAGACAATTATTACAATTACAAGTGGGGTCTTTACTCTGCCGGACATGCTACTCGAGATACTGCAAAGAGTGATGTACAGGAACCAATGATCCAAAAGCGTGACAGGGAGAATAGTTTTATCCTTGGCGACAGTGGTGGGTTCCAAATTGCTACAGGTGTAATCAAATGTGATTGGCCTAACTTTAAAACAGATGATGACTTGCGTAGTACAATCCTAAACTGGTTGGAACACACAGCAGATTATAGTATGGTACTTGATATTCCTACATTAGCAGCGGCACCACCGCTTAATGCTAAAACAGGATTAACTAATTGGGTTGATTGTTTAGAATACACAATGTTTAATAACGATTACTTTGTTCGTAACAGACAAGGCAAAACTAAGTTCTTAAATGTATTACAAGGCAACAACGAGCAACAAGCAGATGATTGGTACGGTGCAGTTAAGCATTATCCTTTTGAAGGTTGGGCTATGGCTGGTTACAACATGAAGCAATTACATCTTGCACTACGCAGACTTATTGTTATGCGTGATGAGAAGATGCTTGATCCAGGTAGAGATTTAATTCACTACTTGGGTACAAGTAAACTGAATTGGTCTTGTATCTTTACAGCAATTCAGCGTAACATCAGAGAAACTATTAACCCTAACATGATGGTAACATATGATGCGGCAAGTCCTTTTATTACTACTGCTAAAGGTCAAGCGTATACACAGCATGTACACAGGAATAGTAAGTTTAGTTATGTTATGGAACAAGCAGTAGACGATAAACGTTTTCAGCACAGTGAAATACCTTTTCCGTTTAACAGTCCTATCGGAGAGCGTATGAACATGGGTGACTTATGTTATATGGGTCCAGGCATGTTAAACAAGTTAGGCAAAGAAGGTAAAACAAGTTGGGATAGTTTCTCATACTTCTTGTTAATGGCACACAATGTTTATCAACACATTGAAGCATGTCAACGAGCTAACACACTAGCCGACATTGCTACAACAAAATATCAGCCTAGTCACTTAGAATGGAATAAGGTTAAGCCTGGGCAAAGTGAATTTGACTTATGGGTACCACGTGATGTAATTTATGTTACAGAGTTTATCAATAAGTTATTTAAAAGCGAAACTCCAATGCAACTACTAGACGAAGGTGAAAGAATGCTTACACACTTCAGCGGTATGAAAACTATTAAAACAACACAAGGTGCATTTGATAGTTTATTTGATTCGGGAGACTCAGTTCAAGAAGAGTCAGATGGCGAGTTTACATCAGAACAGGCCGAAGCAGCAGAGGACTTCTTAGAAACATTATAAACAAGGAGAGTGAAATGGGAACAGGAACAATTAATAGTAAAAAAAGACATCTAGCACATCTAGTTGAGAAGCATAGAGAACTTGACAAAGAAGTAACTATGTTATACAATAAGCATATGAGCGATGATGTTGTTAAGCCACTTAAATTGGACAAACTACATTTAAAGCAAGAAATAGCGTCCTTAGAAGAAACAATACATAATTTAGAAGCTGGAAAATAAAATGGAAAGAGATTACAGTTCAAGCAGTGATGTTACAGGTGTTACTTATTTTATAGGTAATGAAATTGAACACACACTTGCATTTGGAAAGAAAACACTATTCGTAGTGGGCATACAAGATGCAGATGAAATAATTGAAATGGCAGTTAAGAACAATGTTGAACACATATACTTAGGTGCTAATCAAAGTTTTGAGATTACTGGTGAACATGGTACTGATGCCGAACAAGCAGGTTGGGACCTAATGGTTAACTTGTGTATTGGCGCAGGCTACTTAGTCACACTTGACTTTGATCTTGAAGATTTAGAATGGGTACAAGAAAGTGGTTACTCAGAAAACAATAATTTTATTCCAATGATCAGTGTTAAGGTTCCTTACATTGAACAGTTGGGGTATAATGCTAACATTAAGATTGACGATGTTGATTTTAATGCTACAAACAAAGGTGTATGGACACACTCTGTACATTCATTAATGGACCCTAAGAAGTTCACAAACTGGAACCAATATAAACAAGACGAAATAATCGAATAGGAGAATACTATGACTAAAAAGATTCGTTTAATTGATGAAGAACAGGAAACACAGGCACCAACTGCAGCACCATCAGATGTAAGTAGTGTATCAGTTAATCCTGCAACTGATTTAACCATTAAGCAACTTATGAAATATTTAGAAGCAATTGACTGGAAACTATGGGAAATGCTTAAACTTATGAAAAAAGATGCTGGCGAAGAAGACAAATAATATGTTAGATGTAACACAAAGGCAAATCTGGGTAACATTTCAAAAAGAAGGTGTACATTTGTACCCTGCAGCGAAAGATGATCCAGCACTTGCAACAGGTGGGTGGGACGATGTTTCATTCCTTGGTGTAGCACACAGACATATTTTTCACTTCCGTGTAGCAATTGATGTATTCCACGACGACAGAGATATTGAATTTATTCAATTCAAACGCTGGTTGGAATCGTTATATGCTTCAGATATTCTAGAACTTAATCATCGTAGTTGTGAGATGATTGCAGAGGAATTAGCACAGGAAATTCACAACAAATATCCTGGACGTTCAATAACAATTAGTGTTGCGGAGGATAATGAGAACGGCGCAACAATGACTTTTAACCCTAAACAAGGATGACATATCATGTCAGATAATAAAAAAGAAACAACATCAGCAAGTACACAATACTTTAGACTGATGGGCTATTATAACATCAATGATGTTAAGTATGATTTACTTAAAATTATTGCTCCATATGATGGCTATATGTACAATGAAGTAGAAACTAATAAACTTATTAGTGTTTTTAATTCATACTTGGGCGACTTAAAAAGAAGCTACAAGATTTTTAGTTACGAGATTGCAGATACTGAAAAAGAAAATGCAATCACTTTTGATATCCAAATCAAAATGCAAAAGGATAGAAGCCCTAAGAAGCTGAAAATCCACGTAGGTAAACTTTGGTACGAAGTAAACAAGGCCAAAGAAGAAGGTGAAAATGCGTAAGCTATTTTACATGGGGTTGGAACCCTACGAAGGCCGTTATACATTACAGTTGCAAGATTGGAGTGAAGCGGCTTTTAAAGAGCGTGGTATAGATTATGTAATCGTACCAGGCGAGACTATTGACAATACTAAATCAATTTCAGTTGGACAAGTGTTAGACGCACATGGGCGTTCGTACTTTGGTATGAGCCAGCTCATGAACCTGGTACAAATGATGCGTAACGGAGAGTGCGGAGGAGAAGATGTAGTATTTTTTGAAGATATGTTTCAGCCAGGTATTGAAAGTCTTCCATATATTATGTGTCAAATTCCAGAAGAACAACGACCACAGATTTATTTACGTTGTTTAGCACAAGCAGTAGACCCAGATGACTTTGTTCATGTATGGGGTATGAGCAAATGGATGTCGTTATACGAACAAATGTGTAATGAGATTCCTAATGTACATATTCTTGCAACCAACGAAGAAATGGTTGCACATATGCGTATTGCTAATTGGAATGCACCTATCTATAATATTTCAGGTTTAAGTTTTGGCAAGAGTGAAGTGCTCTCCAGAATTAACAACCAAGTTAAGCCATGGACAGAACGCAGTGACAGAGTGGTATTTGCCGCACGTTTTGATCAAGAGAAGCAACCAGACTTCTTTATGGATGTTATTGAGATGGTGAAAGCTATTAATCCTAATATTGAATTTGCAGTACTAAGTGGCGGACCGTTGCGTAGTAACAATGAAAAGTATTTGACTAGAGCTTTACAAATGGAAGCGGATGGCAAACTTACAATCCTAAAAGACTTACAAAAGAATGATTACTATAATGTAGTTAATGATTCTAAAGTAATGTTTAATTGTGCATTGCAAGACTGGGTATCTAATACAGTTAGTGAAGCAGATGCATTGGGTTGTAATGTTGTTTATCCTGCATATAGAAGTTTTCCAGAAACTTTTGCAAACGATCATACTAGACTTTATATGCCTTGGAGCAAGGAAGATGCAGTAAGTAAAATCCTAGCAGGCATTGAAGCACCTAGTGATAAGATGGGTAAGATTAGTGATTGGACTAATGGTACTATTGATCGTATGATTGATATTATGGAAGGCAGTTATAAACACAACACCTGGTTACGCAGTGGTAACAGATATCGTGACCATGTAGCAGAGGAGAAATACTAATATGAAGATACTAGTAACAGGAGCAGGTGGGTATATAGGCTCACAAACCTGTAAGTTTTTAAGCGACAGTGGACATAAAGTTGTTGGAGTAGATAGAAATACTATTAAACATAAGTATTGCATTGAAACTCACGTAGGAAACTATGCAGACTTTGAAGTGCAAGGGTTACTATTAGACGTTGATAGCGTAGTTCATATTGGAGCAACAAGTTTAGTAGGACCTAGTGTTGTAAACCCTAGCAAATACTACAACAATAATGTCGTAGGAACATTATCATTACTAGACAAATGCAAGAATCAAGGCGTAAAGAGTTTTGTGTTTGCCAGTAGTGCTGCAACTTATGGAGAACCAGAAGGCGGTGTGTGTTTAGAAACAGAACAACACACTCCTATGAATCCATATGGTTGGAGTAAGCGTATGACAGAGATCATGTTAAGTGATTACGCTACTGCATACGGAATGAATAGCGTTAGTTTGCGTTTCTTTAATGTTGCTGGTGCAGATACATTAATGGAAATGGGACAAGAAAAAGACGCTACACATATCATTGCTAAACTTATAGAAATGACTATGGAAGGCAAAGACTTTACACTAAACGGTGGAGACTTTGATACACCAGACGGAACATGTGTGCGTGATTATGTTCATGTAGAAGATGTTGCTAGTGGAATACACAAGGCAATTGAATATACAAAAGCAAATGAAGGTGCATATCGTTTTAACTTAGGCAACAAAGAAGGTTACAGTAATCTACAAATAGTAGAAGCAGTAAAGCGTAACACTCCATTAGAGCCTAATGTTACAATTGGACCAGCAAGGAATGGCGATCCTGCTACACTAGTGGCGAATACTAAGTTAGCAAACGTAGAACTAAATTGGACACCAAAATATGATCTTGACACTATTGTTAAGACCGCATATAATTGGTATAGGAAAAAACAAAATGACATCCACGTCATAAACTCGGAGAAGAAAAATGAGCAAGTCGAAACAAATTAGAAACAAATTAGAACAAGAAGGCATTAGATATTGGGCAGGTGATAATATTAGTGCAGTATTACAAAATGGCGATAAAGAAGAACTAATCGATGAGGCAGCACTTGCCTTTGAAACAGTATTAGATACATTAGTTATTGATAGAAAAACAGATCCTAACAGTATGGATACTGCAAAGCGTTTAGCAAAAATGTATTACAATGAATTAATGGCAGGGAGATACGAAACGGCTCCACCTGCAACAGCATTTCCTAACGAACCAGATAACATTACAAATGAAAAGTATGATGGTATGTTAGTAGTGCGAAGTGAACTTAAAAGTGTTTGTTCACATCACCACCAGCCAGTAACAGGTGTTGCATACATTGGATTAATTGCAGCAGATAAACTTATTGGACTATCAAAGTATACTCGTATTGCACAATGGTGTGCAAGGCGTGGAACTCTACAAGAAGAACTTGCAATGGATATTAACAGAGAGATTCGTGAAGTAACAGGTTCTAAAGATGTAGGCGTTTACATTCAAGCAACACACGGATGTTGTGAGAACAGAGGCATTATGGCACACAGTAGTTTAACACAGACTACAGTACTTAAAGGTGCATTTGCAACGGACCCTGCTACTAAAGAAGAGTTCATGAATAACATTAAATTACAGCAAGAATTTGCTCCAAGATAATAGGAAACTAAAATGGTAAACAAGGTACACTACACATGGAAAGATATCGAACATATGATTGACACTATTAACAATCTTATGTTTGCAGACAATTGGCGCCCAGATTATATCGTAGGCATGACACGTGGTGGCCTTGTGCCAGCAGTAATGATGTCAAACAAAACAGGCATTATGATGCATGCACTAGATGTAAGATTCAGAGACACAGATCCTAATTATGATGGACCAGAATCAAATATGTGGATGGCCGAAGATGCATTAGCCGAAGGTAAAAAGATTTTAATCATTGATGATATTAACGACACTGGCAAGACACTTAGTTGGATTAGGGAAGACTGGGTAGCAAGTATGGGCGGTGCTTCATATGATGCTAGTGCATGGGGCGATACTGTTCGTACTGCCTGTTTAATAGACAATCAAGCAAGTGGCTTTGATGGTATGGACTATACTGCATTGGAAATTAATAAGATGGAAGAAGATGTATGGGTAGTGTTTCCATGGGAAGGCGAACGGGATTATGGCCAAGTATAAAACAGGTGGAACTTTTAGCGTAAAGCAATCATACAATGATAATAGTTATACAGTAGCCGGCGCCAATATAACTCTATCAGAGCCTATGCCTATAATTGATCCATATGAGGATAAAATAAAAGAAGCACAGTTTAAAATTGAAGTGTTAACAGAGCTACTCGAAGAGATGGGAGTAGATGTTAGCAAACGAATAGAAGAAAAACTATTTCTAAACAAACTTTCGGGAGAAGATAAATGAAAACATTTACAATTGAAATAAATGGATACGGAGGCGAGATGGTTCTCGGTTCTGTAACTAAGGAAGCATTTGAACATTGGAGTGTAAAAGACGAAGACGACGAGGGAATTAATAGTCACTTATTTTGGGATCCATACGAAGAAGTAGATGGTAACGATATTACCGATCATGAAGATCCACGTTTTCTTGGAAGCTGGCATGAGATTGATGACATTGACCATTCACATGGAGCATTTTATGACCAATGTTGGGTTGTAGTAACAGGCGAAGATGGCGAGACTGTTTATCAAAACGATGATCCAGAAGTAGAATCAACACATATTTCAGACCCAGATGATCAACCAGCTGGATACTATTTTAAAGGATGGAGTACAGAAAAAGGAAACTTCTTCTGTTGTGATATTGATTTAGATGAGTTTGATCCCAAAAAACTAAAATTTGGTGCTACTAACATTGATTGTGATGTGGTTATTGATAGCGTTACATACGATGGAGAAGACTTAGATAACATCGGTGGTGATACTAACAGCAAGAGCGTTGGTTGGGAATTTTACGAAAATCTATAAAAAACCAAGACATTTCGGTTGACATCTGACGTATTATATCATATAATATAGTTATATTAACAGTCAGGAGACTATAATGAAGAAGTTATTCGCATCAGTTGTATTAGCATTGGTAGTATCTACAAGTGCATATGCAGGTAATTTTAAAAGTTATTACGATTATGCAACAGGCCTAAACACAGGCTTGCAAATCAGTTTTTCTACGCAAATGATAGCAAATTACGAGCGTAGTAATAAAACATACAAATCTCTTATTGATCGATTTGGACATATGTTTGGACACTATGGTTGGTTCCAAAATATGAAAGAACGCTATGCGTTCCAAGTAAACGAGCTTACAAAGTTCCAAGCATTACTTGATACTAACAATCAAAAAGTAACCCTAGTCAGCACAGAATATAAAAACACTAATGGCGTAGTAGTACAACGAGGTACAACTACTGTAACCAGTGAGACTAATTCAGTTGTAGAAGAAAATAACGGTACTACTATCAAAGAGTATGCAGTTGTTACTAAGGTGTTTAGTACGCCAATTAAAAAGATCCATTGGGAAAATGTACAAACCATTAAAACATACAGTGATGGTACTAAAGGTGTTACTAATGATTCTAAAGCAACAAATGTTACAAACACAGTTGAAACAGATACTAAAGTAGAACGTGAATTAATCAGAGAATATGCAGTTATTATTCCTGATGAAAAAGAACCTATTAAAGTATTAACTGAAGCAGAATATCTAGCAAGAACAGATGTTACACTAGAAAATACAGAAACATACAAACAAGCAGTGTGGAATGTAAACTCTAATATTAATGAAAATTACATTAATAATGTGTTGTCTGCAAATTACGGTAATCATTTAGAACGTGTAGGAGCACCAGTTGCCTGGAGTCGAGGATACACAGGTGAAGGTAGTACAATTGCTATACTTGATACTGGTATTGATATGGATCATTCAGAGTTTGAAGGCAGTATCAAGGGTGCAGAATGTTTCACAGGTTTATGTAAAAATGGAACTGAAACAATAGATGACAAGAATAGATTCTCACACGGAACACACGTGGCAGGTATTGCGGCAGCAAACTTAGATGGTGTAGGTACTACGGGTGTTGCACCAGATGCCGATTTATTGATTGCCAAGACAGCATGGGACTTTGGTATGTTTGACTTTACAGTAGCCGACGAGGCTATTGCTTGGGCAGTTAACAATGGTGCTGATGTAATTAATATAAGTGCTAACTATAATGCAGACCTTACATACAAAAACAGTCTAGTTGAAATCGAAGATGGTATATTTAAGTCAACTGATACTAGAGGGCGTAATGGCGAGACATACGACAAGTATGGATTTGCTAACCTTAGTCTTTCAGAAGTACACTACAAAAATATAGTCAACGCAATGAAAGGCCATGAAGCAGTACTAGTATTAGCTGCAGGTAATCAGGGTATGGATGTTGCAGGACAACCTGGCTTTATTGCATTAGATGATGAAGTAGGTGATCGTGTACTAATTGTAGGTAATTGGGACGAGCGTAAAGGTGACTTGCATAGAAGCAGTAATAAAGCAGGAACCATTTGTTTTGAACAAGACGCTGACGGAACATGCATTAGTAACAATGGTAGAAAGATTAGTGACAGGTATATTATGGCTCCAGGTCGTTACATTGCGGCACCTAACAAAGATGGTGAGTATGTAACTAACAGTGGAACATCAATGGCAGCTCCTGTAGTTAGTGGAGCAGTAGCAATTGTACATCAAATGTGGCCACACATGACAGGCGCTAACTTGTCTAAATTGTTGTTGAATACAGCAGACAAAGACTTTGCCAAGTATGATGAGAATATACATGGACAAGGTATGTTAGACTTAGACGAAGCAACAACACCACAGGGTGCTATTGGGTTAGCAACTACAGGTAGAATTGATGGTGCTACAGTTGATGTTAATAACAGTGGTACAATTGCAATGAGTGGAAACACTAGCATATCAGCACTAAGTCAAATGATGGTAGTTGATGAATACGACAGAGACTTTTACTTTGATGCTAACAGTATGGTACAAACAATTGATACTCGTACTGCAAGTGCTACACTATCAGGTCAATATGGATTTGCTCCAGACTATTATATTGGATATAATGGAGGCACAATCATTCCTGTAACAAACTCAGGTACACATATTGCATTGAATGATACAAATGGTAATGCCAGTATTGTACAACAGTGGAACAAGTTTAGTGTAGGTCTTGTAAATGAAGCAGATAGTTTCTTAGGCAACTTTGCAAACAGTGAGCTAATGTCAGTTAACAGTTCTGAAACTGCATACTTTGGTTATACTGATAGTATTGACTTTGACAATGGTATTAATGTGTGGGGTAATGCAACATTGGGTGCAACAAGGCTTAATGTTGACACTAACTCGATGCTTAAAGGTGCAGACACTATGATGTCTAACAGTGCTACGCTAGGTATTAAACAAACTGTAGACAAAACTACATTTGGATTTGTAGCAAGTTTACCAGTTAGTATTACAAGCGGAGATGCACATTTTAGTATTCCTAATAGTGTTAGTGCTAATGGAGATATTGATAACTTAGATATCAGTAGTTCAATGAAAGCAAACAAGCGAGAGTTAGACTTGGGACTGTTTTATATAAATACATTAACAGAGACAACTTCACTTACTGCTAATATTGAATTGCGTAATAACTACGCAGGCACTGATGAAAATCAAGTGACAGCAGGATTAACTTACAAGGTAGCATTTTAATGCAAACATACAAAACGAAACGAGGCAAACTTGAGGTCATCGCAGGCCCCATGTTTGCTGGTAAGAGCAGTGAGTTACTTAAACGACTGCTCTTTATTGAACACGGTGGACACAAGTGTTTGGTACTAAAGCCAGTTATTGATGATAGATATGATGCAAATCATATTATAACACATAACCAACTTAAACATTCTGCCGTTGCAGTAATTGACTTAGAACTAGTCAAAGACAACTACACAATAAAATCATACAACTTCCATACAGTATTCATTGACGAGATACAGTTTTTTGATATGAATGAAACTATGTGGTTTGTTGAAGAAGGATTACGCAATGGTGTAAACTTTGTGGTAGCAGGTTTAGATCAAGACAGTAGAGGAGTACCGTTTGAAACTACATCAAGATGTTTAGCACTAGCAGACGAAGTAGTTAAGATTAAAGCATTCTGTACAATATGTGGAATGGATGCAGGTAAAACACAAAGACTTAGAGCAACACAACATTCGGATAGAGTAAAGGTTGGTGGTGCAGAATCATACGAGCCTCGTTGCTCGGAACATTGGGAGAGCAAGTAATGAATGTATGGGTTGGCACATTGTTAACAATACTATTCCTTATTATTGTATTCACACTCTTTGGCTTTACTGGCTTAACTTTAGTAATCCTGCCTTGGATGCTTTATATGTGGGCAACAGAAAAAGACTATCCAAAAAAGGTATGTCAGGCTTGTATAGAAGAAATACATATAGAAGCAATCAAATGTAAACATTGTGGTGAAATTCAACCAACAGAATAAATGGAGAATAAGTAATGACAGATCATACAATAGACATTTTAAGACAAGTTTGCCAAGAAGAACTTGATGATAAAGTAACTGGTTTAACAGATGGAACAGAAGATATATTTGAAGGTCGCAAAGAGTTTGCAAACACAGTACTAGGACTTATTAATAAACTAGAACGCCCTAGGCAAGAAGATCAAGCTAAAAAACTACAAGCAAAGGCTATTGCAGCCAGCAATGCAAGAAACGAAATCGCATCCGAATACAATACAGAATGGATGCCAATTAAAAGTGAAACATTTAAATGAAAAAAGTAACAAATAGTCAATGGATTATAGAAGTACAAGAAAATGGTAAAACAAAAGAATTGTTTATAGAGTTTCCACAGGATGCACTTGACCAAGTTGGTTGGGATATAGGCGACACACTGATTTGGGAAGAACTAGATCATGGAGCTTGGCAGTTAACAAAAAAGGAAAACAACGATGAAGAGAAGACTGATAGTTGATCCACCAAACGGAAACAAGTACGGTTTCCCTAAAGCAGTACCAATTAAGGGTACAATATACTACGGTAGTAAATGGGACTACGGAGTACAAAAAGAATTTGATTTAATGAAGTGGTTAGTCAAAGAAGGATATCCACAAAAAGAAATTGACAAACTTGGCGATAAGTTTGTATACAAGTACTGGACAGTACCTGCAGAAGATGTAGATGTCAATTAAAGAATTACATTTAGAAATAACCAGAAGATGTTTGTTACAATGTCCAAAATGCCCACGAACATACACTAGTGGATATAAAATAAGCGACATGAGTACAGAACATTTTGAAGAACTTGTAACAGTATTAAAACCTAAAACATTAAACTTCTGTGGTAACTTAGGCGATCCTATATTTCATAAAAAATTAGATAAGTTTGTAAAGTTTGGTGCAGAACAAGGTTGTGATTTTTATATGTCAACCGCAGGTGTAGGAAAGAATTTAAAATGGTGGGAATCGTTTTATAATAGTTACACAAAAGGTAAAATATATTTTGGATTAGATGGATTAGAAGATACTGCACATAAATACAGAGTAGGCACAGATTGGCATAATGTATTTGATGCTATGAAGTTGGGTGCAAGTATGGGTAAAAATGTTGTATGGCAGTGGATACCTTTTAGTTTTAACGAACACCAAATTCAAGAAGCAAAACAATTAGCAAAAGAATATAACATTACATTTGCATTAAGAATAAGTAGTAGATTTGATGGACCAAATGATCCATTAAGACCAACACTAAAGGAGTACCAATTTGGATATAACTCCTAAATGTAAATACGGAGATACATTATTTGTAACCCCATTTGGTACACTAAGACCTTGTTGTTGGATGCCAGAACAAATGTGCTGGGAAACGTTTGATATCGACCCAAACTGGAATATGGATATGACACCAATAAAAACAATAAAAGAAAAAACAGTGTTGGAATTTGCAAACAAAATGCAACAACAACCAATGGACGTATGTAAAAGAATGTGTTCTTCTCCAAACGATACATCATTGTTTAATGCTACACAAAAAATGGTTGTTGATGATGACACATAAGCCACAAGAAAGGTACTATGATTTTATGCTTAGACGCACACGAGAAGTTCGTGAGCAAGAATTTTACGAAGCATGTATGTACTTTTATATGGTTAAAGGACATTTAGATACAAACGATAACACAATAACAGAATCAAAGGAACATTATTTTAAGCGTATATGGAGAGCAGGTTGCGACGGTGCACCACTTGATGAATGGGTAGATGGGTTTGAAGAAGTATATATGAAACGCATAAATAATACAAATGCTTGAAACACAACATATAGAAATAGAATTAACAACTAAATGCACTTTGGGATGTCCTGCTTGTCCACGAAATGATCCAAAAGTATCAAAGAAAGAATGGGATGTAGGACATATAGACACTGACCTTGTTATTGATTTAATAAACCAAGAAGCAGAAAAGACTGGAAAAAAGTTAATGTTTGTAGGTTGTTATGGTGATCCACTGTATCACCCAGACTTTATAAAAATTTACAATCATGCATCTGAAAAACAAATAGAAACATTAGTGCATACAAATGGATCTTTTAAAACAAAAGCATGGTGGGACAAATTAGTAAGAACAACAAATTGGTCTAGAGCTCAGACGTGGGAATTTAGTGTAGATGGGTTGGAAGATACAAACCATTTATACAGAATAAATTCAAAGTGGGATAGTATTATGTTAGGAATGAAATCGTTAGCCGAGATGTTAAACAGCCGAGAATGGGAACACGAACCAGGCAAACCATATCCAAATAAACCTAGAATTATTTGGAAATACTTAGTTTTTCCATATAACCAACATCAAATACAAGAAGCAGAACAATTAGCACATAGTTATGGATTTGAATTCCATCCTGTAAAAAGTGAAAGAGATATAGCATCTTATAAAGTAGATAATAACCACATATACGATTGGAATGGTAAAGGTGCAGATTGGTATCATTGGGAGGGACAACCAACATGACACAAACAGTTAGTCCACGCTGTATATTATATGGATTGGCAATGTTTTTATCTGCAGATAAAAGATTAAAACCATGTTGCTTTCTTAATCCATATCATGAATGGAATTTGTTTGTTAAATGGGGCGAAGAAAATAACCTTGATGTAGCCAATGATTTAGATTTAACTAAACATACAAAAGAAGAAGTAATGAAAAGTGGTACTTGGTTAAAACTTATAGATAGTTTTGATAAACCAAATGCTTCTCCGGCTACATGTTATAAAGAATGTGGAAGTAAGTCATGGGAAAGTACTAACATGGTACAAAAGTATTCAGACTTTGGTAAAGTAAACAACTTACCTGGATCATTTGGTAAAAAAGATTAATAGGAATAATAAATGAAGATAGCAATATTTGGTTGCGGTTTTGTAGGTGGAACCGTAGCAAACTTTTTAGAAAAAACTGGGTTTACAGTAATAAGAGTAGACCCGTTACTACACCCAACACAAGACCCACAACAAGCAGTACTAGACGCAGATGGAATTATTATATGTGTTCCTACTCCTAGCAATGCAGACGGAATGTGTGACGATAGTATAGTGTCAGATGTATTAGAACTAACAGATTATAGAACAAAGATACTTATTAAAAGCAGTGTAACATTTGATTGTTTACGTGATTACGAATCTAATGTAGTATACAATCCAGAGTTTCTACGAGAAGCAACTGCACAAGAAGATTTTGACAATCAAGAACATTGGATATTTGGACATCATGCTAACAACAAAGCAGATGCTGAATGGTGGTATGAGTTGTTTAGCGAAGCATTTGGACACGAATTATCAGTATCATACACTACATTAGAAGAAGCCAGTATGATCAAATATGTACACAATTCGTGGCTGGCTACTAAAGTGGCTTTCTTCCATGAACTAAAAACTATATTACCAGAGGATATTGACTATGATACTATAACTAGTGTCTTAGGTAATTTCAGGCGCATTGGTCCAGATATGATGAAAGCACCAAATAACCAAGGAACACTAGGATATAGTGGTGCTTGTTTCCCAAAAGACGTAAAAGCCTTGACAAAAGTCATAAACCATAGTATACTTAACACAGTTAAAGAAACAAATAATAAACTTAATAATACTAAAGGAGAATAATATGAAATACATGTTAACGTTAATACTGGGTATGTTTTTATTTACAACAAGTGCTAGTGCTGAAGTAATTACTGGTGCATCTGGTACAAAAATAAAAGAACGAGAAGTAGTTGAAGGATTTGTAACACATTATTATACTACAGTACAAACAAAGAATAGAGTTGCTAATAGGACATGCAGTGAAGTAGATGTACCTATTTACAGTAACACCGGTAAAGCACAAACAGGTGAAGTACTTGGTGGTGCAATCATTGGTGGTATACTAGGTAACCAAGTAGGTGGTGGCAAGGGTAAAGATGCCGCAACTATATTAGGTGCAATACTAGGAGCAGACTTTGCCAATAAGAAAAGTGGAACTAAAACTATTGTTGGATATAAAAGAACAACAGTATGTGAAGACAATCCTACTTTCGTAACTGAGAACAAATCAGTCTATCAATACAGTATTGTTAGAGTAACAGATGCTAACAACAACTTGTATGATGTTAGATTCGTTGCAGAAAACAAATAATCAAACCAGAGGACTTCAGCGTCGACCCTCTTTAAATACTCCGCCGTTATAACTTATAGGAGAAATATAATGGGAAAATATTATAGTACAAAACATTACGGACACAACATTGGACTTAGTGCAGTGTTCCGTCAACCAAATGCAGATCACTCGCATTGTCATTTGCTACACGGATATAGTTTAGCATTTACATTTACATTTGGATGCGACGAGCTTGATCGAAGGAATTGGGCAGTTGACTTTGGTGGCCTAAAGCCTTTGAAGAAATGGTTAGAAGATAACTTTGATCACAAAACAGCAATTGATAAAAACGATCCACACTTAGATAAGTTTATGGAATTGCAAGAACTCGATCTAGCAGAGATTGTTGTAATGGACGGAGTTGGTGCAGAGAAATTTGCCGAACACGCATTTAACTTTGCAGACAAACTTATACGTGAAGCAACAGATAATCGTTGTTATTGTGTTAAAACTGAAGTGGCAGAGCATGGCGCCAATTCAGCAATCTACGAGGCGTAAATGGATAAACTTAGATACAGTGAAGCATTCTATTCTGTTCAGGGTGAAGGAAAGTTTGTAGGAGTACCTAGTGTATTCCTTCGTACATTTGGTTGTAACTTTCGTTGTATGAACTTTGGACTTGATAGAAGCGAACCTAGTAGAGCAGAAAAACACCAAGCAGGTAATAGATATAATGACGAAGTATTGGACTTAATCAATACGGGTGTACACGAATCTACTAAAGAATTTACAGACTTACCAATTATACATACAGGGTGTGATACTTATGCAAGTATCTATCCCGAGTTTAAAGAATTTAATAAGCAAAGAACTATCGAAGAAGTAGTAGAACACTTATTAAGTCTAACACCAGAGGGCAAGTGGACTTGCGATAACGGACAAGATATTCATCTTATCCTAACTGGTGGTGAGCCGTTGTTAGCGTGGCAACGACTTTATGTAGAATTATTTGAACATCCACGCATGAGGGATTTAAAAAATGTTACATTTGAAACAAACACTACACAACATTTACACGACGAGCTATTCGACTATCTCCACAGCAATGACAGAATTAAAGTCACATGGAGTTGTTCGCCTAAGCTCTCCGTTAGTGGAGAATCTTGGGACGATGCTATTAAGCCTGATGTTGCTTATTGTTACAGTCTTGTGGATGACAGCGATATCTATCTTAAATTTGTTGTTGCTGACAGGACTGATATTGACGAGGCTGGTAGAGCTGTTGATGAATATCGTAAAGCAGGGTTGGATTGTCCTGTGTACCTTATGCCGTTGGGTGGTAGGTCAGAAGAGTATAATCTTAATGTTCAAGAAGTTGCGAACATCTGTATGGAAAAGGGTTGGAGATTCACCCCAAGACTCCACATTAGCCTATTCGGAAACGCATGGGGAACCTAAAAGCGGTCTAGAAGATCGTATAAGAAAAGCAGGATACTAAAAAATTATGAAGCAAGGCAATTATATTTTTACAAGCGAAAGTGTAAGTAAAGGACACCCAGATAAGGTGTCAGATCAAATTAGTGATGCACTAGTTGATGCAGGATTAAAAAACGGCGACGAAACAACTCGTGTAGCTGTTGAAACACTTGTAACCACTAACCATGTAACGTTAGCGGGTGAGGTAAAGAACTTTAATGTAAGCAAGGACGAGGTAAAACAAATCGTTCGTGACAAAGTTAAAGAAATTGGATACGAACAGGATGGATTCCATTGGGATAAGTTAAACATCTATAACGAGATTCATTCGCAATCAGGTGATATTGGTTTAGGAACAGATGATTTTGGCGCAGGTGACCAGGGCATCATGTTTGGATATGCATGTGATGATAATGATGCAATGCTACCAGCACCAATTCATTACTCGCATGAAATTTTAAAGTCTTTAGACAAAGCAAGAGAAAGTGGATACGAATTTCTACTACCAGATGCTAAGTCGCAAGTAAGTGTTCAGTACGAAGGTGGAAAGCCAACACGTATTGATCAAATTGTTGTATCACATCAACACAAACAAGGATTTCAACATAGCATTAAGGCACCTATAAAAGAGGCTGCAGAAGAAGTATTAGGAGATTTAATTGATAAAGAAACTGTATGGCATATTAATCCTACTGGTAATTTTGTTATTGGTGGACCCGATGGAGACACAGGTCTCACAGGCCGAAAGATTATTGTTGATACTTATGGTGGTTTTGCTCCCCATGGTGGCGGCGCATTTAGTGGCAAGGATCCTACCAAAGTAGATCGTTCAGCAGCTTATATGGCACGATGGTTAGCAAAGAATGTTGTAGCAGATAACATGGCTGATTGGTGTAGTATTCAACTTAGTTATGCTATTGGCGTTAAAGAACCCACAAGTATCTACATAGATTCAAATGGACACAATAGAAGTATTCAAAAGTATATTGAAGAAAACATTGATTTAACTCCTAAGGGAATCATTGACAGATTTGGATTATTCAAGTATAATAAGTATAGTGAAAATTGTATTTACGGACACTTTGGCGACAAAGATGTACCGTGGGAAAAAATAGGATGGTAAATGAATATGTTAAACAAAATAAAAAATGTATTAGGCGTTTCCAGTAATAAAAAAGAAACTATAGCTGAGAAAGACAAAGCAACTGCACGTGGCGAAGCATATGTCAAAGTGTTAGATGTTAAGTTTGACAAAGACAAGCCAGGTGATGGTTACTTTGAATTGGAATGGAATAACATTTTTGTTCAGCAATTACAAGAAGCTGGTTATAGTGGCGCTGATGATAATGAAGTAGTTGATGCATGGTTTACAGGACTTTGTAGAAATATTGCAGAAGACGAATCGTAGTTGACATTCCACATGTGGTGTGTTACAATATAAACTTAATAATTACAGGATCTTTATGATGAGTTATATTTTAGTAGATGCAGCGAATATGTTCTTTCGTGCTAGACATGTGGTGCGTGGTGACATGAACACAAAGATTGGCATGAGTTATCATATCATGTTTAATAGTATTAACAAAGTGTTTCGTGAGCAAAAAGGTACACATGTTGTACTATGCTTAGAAGGGCGTAGCTGGCGTAAAGATGCATATGAGCCTTACAAGAACAATCGTAAAGTAGCTCGTGCAGCACTAACAGAAGCAGAGCAAGAAGAAGATCGTGCATTTTGGGATGCATTTGATGGACTTAAAACATTCTTTGAAAAGCGTACTAATGTAACAGTATTACAACATGGAGAGTGTGAAGCAGATGACTTTATTGCTCGTTGGATACAGAATCACCCCACAGACAAACATTGTATTGTAAGTAGTGACAGTGACTTTTATCAGTTGCTTGCTCCTAATGTACAACAGTACAATGGTATTACAGGGCAACTTATTACAGTCGAAGGCATCTTTGATGACAAAGGCAAAGTTGTTATGGACAAGAAAACTAAAGCACCTAAAGAGTTAGGTGACCCACAGTGGTTGTTGTTTGAGAAGTGTATACGAGGCGACACTAGTGATAATGTGTTTAGTGCATGTCCAGGTGCTCGTAAGAAAGGCACTAAGAACAAAGTAGGTATGTTGGAAGCATATGCTGACAAAGAAACTAAAGGCTACAATTGGAATAACTTTATGCTACAACGTTGGGTTGATCATAACAATGAAGAACATAGAGTATTAGAAGATTACGAACGCAACAAACACATCATTGATCTTACACAACAACCCGATCATATTAAAGCAAAGCTAGATGAGGTTATTGTACAACAAGTGCAAAAGGAACAGAAGTCACAAGTAGGCATACACTTTATGAAACTATGTGGACAATGGGATATGCAACGTTTGGCAGACAGGGCAACAGATCATTCTATGTACTTGAATGCGAGCTATTCTAATGCGTAATGATGCTTATTTATTTGATGTAGACGGTACCCTTACTAACAGTAGGTCATTAATAGATCCTGATTTCAAAGAGTTTTTCCTAAATTTTATAGCCAATCATAATGTCTGTATTGTAACAGGAAGTGACTACTCTAAAACACTAGAACAACTAGGCGAAGAAATTATGCATAATGTTATGCGTTCATATCAGTGCAGTGGCAATAGTATATGGGAAAATGGATTAGAAGTAGAGCGTAATAATTGGACACTAGGAAACGAAGAGCGTGACTTTTTATCAAGTGAACTATTTCGTTCTAAGTTTCTTACTAGAACAGGAGCACACTTAGATGATAGACCAGGACTAGTTAACTTTAGTGTAGTAGGCAGAGGTGCTACAACAGAGCAACGAGCAGAATATGTAGCATACGATACAGAACATAAAGAGCGTAAGTTTATTGCAGAATTATTTAATAGCAGATACGGACACAAAGGTGTCAGGGCTCAAGTAGCAGGTGAAACAGGATTAGATATTATACAAGAAGGTCGAGACAAAGGTCAAGTTATAGATGACTTTGATGACTATAATGTATTTTTCTTTGGTGACATGATGCAACCGGGCGGAAACGATGAACCACTTGCTAAAACTATTGCAAGCAGAGGAAATGAAAATGACGGATCCATTTGGGTCAAAGACTGGAAACATACTTGGGATATATTAAAGGATATACAATGAAAGAAAGTGCATTTAGGTTATTTTGTAATGAAAAATGGTTTCAACACAAAGATGAAATTTTAAGATGGACAGGTGGATCAGTGGAATATGATGCACAATATTATCTTACTAAACATCGTTGGTTGCTAAGAAAATTATATAAGGAGTCATTAAATGGATGATTTAGAAGAAACGTATAGGGAATTTGAAAAATTCTCTCAACAACACGAACCTCTAACAGCGGCAGGAGTAATGATGGCACAGGCACTTGTAATTTATAAAACAATGTTGTCACCGGAAGAGTTTACTGCATTGACAGAACATGTTCTTAATAGCAGAGATTCAGTTCAAGCACTAGAACAACCAACGTTACAATAATGAAACACACACTGCAATTTTTTGGTTGTATGGCAGTTGCGTTAGGGCTAGGTATTGTTGCAGGACATATAGGTGGATACACAATTATGTATCTTGATGAATGGGAAGTTAACAGGACAATAAAATGATTATTGAAAGAGAAAAACTAGAAGGTCAACTTAGAACAAGTATTATGGAAGTAACCTTTAATAAAATTAGCGGTGATAAACGTGTTATGACATGTACATTAAATGTATCACATCTTCCACCAGCAACTAAAAAAGATCCAATGACACAAGAAAAGATTCGTAAGATTAACGAAGAAGTTATGAGTGTTTGGGATACAAATGCTAAAGGATTTAGAAGTTTCCGCATGGCAAATATCACTGAAGTTAAACGACTAGGAAGTGCGTGTTGGTGTGGAAAGAGTGAAAGTTATCCTACTTGCGATGGCACACATAAATCTCTATGACACAAAAGATCAAAGAAATAATCAAAGATAAGTACTGGATTGTTGAAGGACAGTACGGCAAGATAGGCACACTACGTAAGGTAGATGGTGGTTATGAGTTCTTTGATCAAAACAATAACACAAAAGAACTACTAGATAGTCTTGAGAGCTTCAAATCCGTTAATACAACGGTGGTTAGTGGTACAATGCAAGTGTACAAAGGGTTACCAACGAACACAAGTATTTTGTACCCTGTTGAACACGATACAAAGCCACTGTTTAAAAAAGCAGAAAAAGGCAAGACTACGTTCGTAGCAGGTTATTATATTTTAAAATACGAAGGAATGGGCTGGCAACATGCGTTCTGTCCCAAACTAGAAACTGTAGAAAAATACGAAACAAGAGGACCATACTTCACTGAGTGGGATATGAACCTAAATTTAAAGAAAGCGAGGAAAGAATGAAACTATTATATACACTAGGAGCATTACTGTTCCTATCAACATCGGCTACGGCACAGGAAGTAAATCCAATTATGCCAATAGAACCTGCTCCAGAAATTCAGCAGGCACCACCACCAATAGCGACACCTTGGAGAACACTTAATAGACAAATAACATGTAATGCACAAGGATTAGTACGACAAATATTAGAAACATCAGGACAAACTATGTATGCAACTGGTATTAAAAGACCAGAGTATATACCATCTGATCCATTTGATGGAATTGTTATTACTAGAAATGAAACAACACTAGAATATACTGTATTGCTTATTAAGTCAGACCTAAATATAGCATGTGTATTAGCAGGTGGTGAACGTTTAGATTTAGTAGAAGATCAAAATTAATGGAAGTACTAACTCCACCATCTGAACCTTATATGATTGTATTAGGAACAAGTCATACAAATGGCGACTGTGAAGGCTCTGGTGTATATTTAGAACTAGAATCATATAACTCAAGTGGAAAAGAACATGGACCTGAAGTTGTACATAAAACAGCATACATGGCTCTTGCAGAAAAATTACAATTAAAAATAGTTAATATTGGACTTTCTGGTTCTAGAAATATTGATATGTTGAATGCAACCAACGAGCTTGCCTATCATGGATTTTTAAATGAGAATTGTAAATTGTTTATATTGGAACCTAGACTAATAGACAATACATATAGAGTTCCAATAAATGTATTGCATGATAAGTTTTATGTAAACGCACCGGAAAAAACTAGGCAAGACTGGATTTTAAATCACGACAACAAAAACAGAGGAATACTGTGTGGGTATGGTGCAAGAAGGGGTTATAGTGGATCAGATAAAGTAGATGCTTCATGGACACAACAAGTATCATGGGATACTCACTTACACCAAGAATCATTTATAGATGCTAATGATAAAAGACAATTTGTAAAAAATGATAAATTGTTAAGTGCATTCAGAGATAGCCATACATACGTAAGTAATACACCATACCAGTTTGTTGAACAATTAACGTTAATCGATTCTATTAAAAATATTGTTAAGGCACACAATATAAGTTTTGCATGGCAGTTAATGTTAGGTATGGAAAATGATATTAAAATTTGTAAAAAATTACTTGAGAATAATTCAGACTTATTTGACTACTTTATTAACATAGTAGATGATTTTGAAATTGGTCCAGAACTAAAATGTAAATGCGGTCATCTTAATGATGCAGGACATATATATTGGTATAATAAGACTTGGGAAAGAGTAGAAGAAATTATGAAAATTAGCCATTAACTGATGTGTTTATTCGATTTTAGATAAATACATGTAACAGGAGAAACAATTAATGGCAAGACCAAAACCAACGATTATACTTGACCAAGTGGACAAAAGTTATAATAGTGAACAGATACTAAAAGCAGAGGCAATATACGCAGTGTATTACGAAAGAAAACCAATTAACCTAAGAACATTGAATACGTTAGTAAACTATCCAGGTCCTAAGTATAAAAAGGTAAGTTTCTCAAACAGCGGGCATGCATTTAATTTAGCAGATAGGCTTAATAAGAAGTTTAATACTGATTTATTTAGTGTAGTGAAATTAACAGATGGTGAACCAATCACAAGAGATACAAAAGATTCAAACTAAATTAATTAGTTTAATGGAACGTGATTACCTGAAGGTAAAAGAAGTGTTTAAAAACACACATACATTAAGATTAACAAAGTATGGTAAGAATCTTTTAAGTAAACAGTTTGATTCATACGAATTCGACTCACCAAAGTTGAGTGGTAAGAATCTTATTAATCTTTTAAGAAAGATGAGGTATCCATATTATGTAGACAAGAGCGTTATAGTTTTGTTTACAGAAAAGGATGCATTTTTAACAAAGCTCGCAGGCGCACAAGGATGGCTAGATGGCAAATAAAGAAAAGAAAGTTGAAGTACCTGAAACTATAATGGTTCATTGTACAGACAACGAACAAGACGTTGAGGTAAACTATATATCTCAGCATAACGGTATAATAAGAACAGACTTACAAGGAATGCCGTTATATTTTAAACACCACAGAGCAAACATTTACGTAGGCAATATGCTAGGTAGAGAGTTTGTAATGAAATTATGAATGAAATAGATTTACACGGATACACCGTGCATGATGCTTGGAAAGAGTTTACCAAGCACATAGCAGAATGTTACTTTGATAACATTAAAAGCACAATGGTTATTACTGGACATGGAAAAATGTCAGAAGAAATACTAGGTTGGGTATATGCCAATCAATACTGCAAGACAGCAAGACGTGGAAGAAACACTGGAGCATTTATTGTTGATATTAGAAAAAATAAAAGCAATAAAAAATCTAAAGTACAAGCACCTACTGTTGACTTATCACCATTACTGAAAAAGTTTAATTCACATTAAACATATATAAACTATAAAAAGAGGAAACTATAGAATGCAAGTGAAACTAATATCACACAGTACAGCGCCTGTTGACACAGGACTAGATAATCTACAAGAACTGATTGCCTTTTGTGCAAAAGTAAGCAATCCAAACAATCAAATCAATAAAGAAACAAGTGAGAAACTAATTAAGTATCTCATCAAACACCAGCATTGGTCGCCACTTGAAATGGTTAGTGCATGTTTAGAGATTGAAACAACACGTGACATTGCACATCAAATTGTAAGACATAGAAGTTTTGCGTTCCAAGAATTTAGCCAGCGTTATGCTAACCCAGAAGAAATGGGCGAACAATTTGTAACACGTGAATGTCGTTTACAAGACACAAAGAACAGACAGAATAGTGTTGATACTGAAGATCCGTATTTAATGGAACGTTGGGAAGAAGAACAACTAAAAGTTATTATGCAAGCCGAAAAGGCATACAATTGGGCTATTGATAATGGCATTGCCAAGGAACAAGCTCGTGTAGTATTACCAGAAGGTTGTACTAAAACACGATTGTATATGAATGGTACAATTCGTAGTTGGGTACATTACATTGAATTACGTGGTGCTAATGGTACACAAAAAGAACACATGGAAATTGCTCATGCTTGTGCTAAAGTTATTGCAGAAATATTTCCATTAGCAAAGGAGTTGTAATGAAAGTAAATAAAAAGATAACCGGAGACTTAGCAAACTTTATACAAATGCGTTATAATGTTAATCTCGCAGAACTAAAAGATGATTACCCGGAATTATTTAATAGTTTTTTAAGGTTACAGTTTTGGATGGACGAGACATTATTAGCTCGTTACTTCGGAAATACAGATGAATCAGAAGAAGCAAAGGCAGACTGGAAACAACATCTTAAATTTGATACACGCAAAACAGGTCAAAAACTATTAGATAAAATTAATGCTTTACAAGATTTAAGTCCCGATGTGCCACTTAAAATATTAGATGTGGGATGCGGAGATAATAACTGGAAACAACATCTTGGTGCTAGAGTAACTGGAATAGATCCATTTAACAGTAATGCAGATTTTAAAATAGGCATACAACAGTTTGCAAAAGAACGTCCCGATGCAGAATGGGATGTATTACTAATACTAGGTAGTATAAACTTTGGCGATAAAGCAACTATAGAAGCTCAAATGGCAATGGCAGCGAGTATAGTTAAGCCAGGAGGTAAAATATTCTTAAGAGCTAATCCAGGTATTACACACGTTAACGAACATGCACAATGGATTGATTTTTTTGAATGGTCAGAGGAATACATTAAAGATATTGCAGAAAAACTCAAACTCACAGTTGAAGAGTTAAGCTGGGATCACCCAGAAGATGCATTAGATACTGAAAACGGCAACAGACATTATGCCGAGTTGACTAAAAACGTAGCATTTAACTAACGTTTTTAAGGTACTATTATAAACATAAATACATGTAAGTTTCCTTATTAAGGATGCTACTATAAAAGGAAACTA